CTAGCTAGTGTGATGTGCAGGCGGGCACTCTGCTAGTAGTACGTACAACCTTCTCGGGAAGCTGGTTGCGGTGCCTCGAATTACTCTCGAGCATGCACAGGGGTGGGCAGAGCAAACTAAGCTACCCATTACAGTTCTGGACGAGCGTCTGCTGGATCAGCTGGAGACAGAGGTCCTCGGCCGCATAGCTGTAGCCTACGACACTACAACCTGGGTCGACGACGCTACGACACCGCTGCTTGTTCAGGTTGCTATCGTCAAGTTGTACGTCGCCTGGATCTACCGTAGAGCGTACAGTGAGGCGATTAGCGAGAACGATGCTGCATACGCAGCAATGCTTCAGACCAATGCAGAGATGCTGATCTCGGGTATGTCTGACGGCACTATCGAACTGCCCGGACTTACGACAACTGCAGGCACTGCAGAGTTCTATCCCACTGATGCATCTTCAGCAATGGAGCCCACCTTCGACGATCCGTCTTTGGGCCCTGCGAAGTTCTCGATGGGTCAGGTGTTCTGATGGCCCTGCAACCTATGCCTATCTCGTCAGGGACGATTTACGGGGCACATATTCGGACGTCTGTTAGGGGTGTACGTTTCGACGGTGACTTAGAGGCTGGATGGATGTTTACGCCATCTGTCGGAATGGTTGCTAAGGATGTCGATAGGCTCGGACTCGACATTCAGTCATTTCGTGAGCCACTAACACGATCCGTGAAGCTCGTTATCATCCCTTCTATTCGGAAGAACTTCCAAGTAGGCGGTAGGCCTCCGTGGGAGCCACTATCTGAAACAACTATCAAACTTCGCAACTTTAGCGCTTGGCCGATCTTGGAACGCTCCGGTAGACTTCGGAGGGCTGCAACATCGTTCAAGATCTGGAGTATTGGCGACGCAAGTGCTACTGTGCGCTCACTGCCAAAGGAAGCTTGGTACGGGGTCGTACACCAAGCAGGGTATGGTTCTGAATTAGGTGCAGGCAACTGGTTCAAGAAGTACCAGAATGCTGCCAGGAAGATACTAGGCCCGACAGCTTTTCAGAGTGAAGTTGACAGGCTGGGGTTCGAGCTATTCGACAAGCGCACACTGAAGCACGGCGGCGCACCTCGGGCAGCTCCTTCGATTCCGCAGCGTCGGTTCATCATGTTCCAGGACCAAGATATTGATAGGGTCCAGCAAGTCTTTGCGGAGTGGTTGGAAGAGCGTGCAGAAAAGGTAGGTAGGTTCACACGCCCTGGCGGTAGGAGGTATCGTGGCCGATAACCTTACCGACAGCATCCTGACTGTTTCCTTACGAATCTTTGACCTACTAACGAACGAGGCATCCCTGCTGGGCATTGAGGGTGTCTCGTATGGAGATCAGGCTTTCGTGCCCAAGACACCTTGGGCTTGCATAGAGCCTGGGCGAAAGACGCGTCCTCTAGATGGTGTACCGGATATGACGCTGAATGAGATTTCCGTCTACATTCTGGTCTACCACTCAGTCGTGAGTCCTAATCCGGAAGCTACTGGTGGAACGCAGAGCACACGTATGGACAGCATCAGGTTTGCAGAGGCCATTGAGAAATGGCTGCACATCAGTCACCTGAATCTGAGAGACGCTGCTGGTGACAGGATCGTCATTCATGGCTGGTGCACCGAAACTGATCCAGGTTACACCTTCAAGCAGCAGCAGCAAACGTTGTACAACTCAGTGCAGCTTACTTGGACTGGGCTGACCAAGACTAGGCTTCAGCAGCTCTAGCGGGAGGAACAGTGGAGTACAAAGTTACGAACAGGAGTGATGTGTCCGTCACTATTGACGGCCTTGGCGTCCTCCCGCCTGGTAAGACGCATGTGTTCACACATGAGGCTGCGCAGGCGTTTAGGGATATGCGTGGCTTGCCTCTGGTTCAAGCGAACATGCCTGAGGGCGTCGAGATCGTTGTCCTGCTTGGTCCTGAGGAGGCTTCTGGACGCGCAGCCGTGCCTGGTGACATCCTTGGCCTCAGCTCGTCCGCTGACAAGGACGCTTCGCAGGGGGAGGAGGTGAACTGACATGCCTCAGGACATTGGCGCTACCGGCCTAATGGGCGTAGCTTTCGAAGTGACTCCTGGAACCTACGTCGCACCAGCTAAGTACATCCCGATCCTCAATGAGAACTTGAAAGTGAACGAGGATACACAAATCCGTCGGCCAATTCGTGAGTCAGCTGATGCGATCGGTGCAGTTGCTGGCAACGAGAACCCCGATGGTGACGTGAACATGGAGGCATTAGAGGACTGCGTTCTCTACTTCCTACATGCAGCGCGTGCGACAGTTGTCAAGTCAGGCGCTACTAACTTCACATACACGTACACACCCAGCTCTGCTGCTCTGCCTCCCAACAAGACACTGTCTTGTACAGTAAAGCGTTCCGGTCAAATCTTCGGCTACGTCGGCTGCACCGTGGGCCAGTTCCGTTTCACTGTCAACAACGGAGTCCTAGGCTTCGGTGTTACGATCGTTGCACGCAATGAAGCATCGCAGTCCAGCCCGTCAGCTACGTGGCCTACTACGGCTCCATTCGGAGCTGGCATGTACTCCATCGAGATCCCTACAGCCACACCTGTAACTGATGTGGACACTTTCGAGTGGACGTGCAACGACAACGCCGTGCCAGAGTTCCGTCTCAAGAGCACTAGCCGCGGTGCTGACTTTGTTCACTTCGGCGAGCGTGAGCTCGGAATCACTCTCGGGCGTGACTTCCAGACCCGTGCTGACTACGACCTCTTCAAGTCAGTAACGGCACAAAGTATCACACTGACGGCGACCAAGGGTGCTAACAATAGCATTTCGCTCGTTACCCCTTCGACCATCAAGAAGACCTACGAGGTCGGCCTGAGCGGGCAGGGCGATCTCCTTCGTGCCGCGATCCAATACCAGCCGTTACTTGGATCGCCAGCCGCATATCAGATCATTGTCAAGAGTCAGGAAGACATCACGTAATGACATTACACGACTGGGTACTTCTTGTACTTCGGACCGCTCTGTTCGTGATGGTCGTGCACATCGCATTGCTTGACTGGCTGACTAAATCGGAGGATACGATGCCAGTTGTTGTGACGGGTGCCATAGAGCACTTCGACTTGAGAACTGCGCCACCTGATGGGTACGTGAACATCAAGCGCCTTTCGCACGGTGAGAAGATGCAGAGGCGCCAGTTTACGTCCAAGATGGCCATGGAAGCGAGTAAGGGCAGCAAGAACGTAAAGACCGAAGTAGACCTCTTCAATGCTGAAGTGACCTACTTCGATTGGGCTCACGCCATCGTTGACCACAACCTGCAGGACAAAGATGGACGTCCACTCGACTTTCGTAACCGTGATGACGTGAAGAAGGTGGATGGCAACGTAGCTGAAGAGGTCGACACCTACATCGATAAGGTGAACAACTTCGAGGAGGACGAGGATACGGGAAAATCGCCGGGTACATCCGAGCCGCTGTCGTCCTTGACAGACCCCTCTCAGCCACAGACGAACTCAGCATCACCACCGCAGAGTTCCTAGAGCTGATTGTCATGTGTAAGGCCTTGCACGCACTACCTCAAGCTGGAGGTCTACTAGACCAGGATAGCCTCTTCGTGTACCTAGCAGGTGTATACGAGCAAGCTACTGGCGAGCGTGCAGAGCTTGAGCGAGCCAATCAGCAGGCAGCAGCCAAGTAGGATGGTGATCTGTGCCCGCGTCGACCAGGGAGATCTATCTTCTGCTAAGGGCCCGAGACGAGGCTTCTCGCGTCGTTCGTGGCTTTAGCGCTGAGCTACTCAGGTCGGCAACGCAGGCGCAGGTTGCCATGCTTCGCAACGAAGCAGCCAATAAACGTGCTGAAGCACAAGCACTTCGTACTACAGCAGCTGTCAAACTGAAGGAAGCTGCAGAGATGCGAGCACAGGGCGCATCTCGGGCTAGGGTTGCGACTGTACTAGCTGCCGCAGCTGCTAACCGTGCACAGGCAATGGAGCTCGACAACACGTCACGAGCTTTGGAGCGTCAAGCCAGAGAGCTCGAGATCAATGAGCACCGCCTGCGAAGATTCACGCAGTCTACACAAACCGTGGCTATGGGCTTGGAGACTGTCGGTATCGCTATGGCAGTCGTCGGTGCCGTAGGCTTGAAGTTCTTCTTCAGCTCGTCGAAGATGTTCATCGAGTATCAGCGCCAGGTCGCTCTTACCAAGACGCAGGTTGACGACTTCACGACTTCCATGCAGCAGCTAAGTGACATCGGTCTGAATGTCGCACGTAACATCGCTGTACCATTCCAGCAGATCCAGCCAGCGTTGTTTGACATCTTCTCCTCCATGGACGTGAACGTCCACGAAGCAGAGATCTTGCTGGAGAACTTTTCCAAGGCAGCTGTTGCAGGCCAAGTCGAGATTCAGGATGCTGCACGTGGCACCATTGCTATCCTGAATGCTTACAACCTTCCTGCCAAGGAAGTAACTCGCATCCTAGACATCCAGTTCAAGCTGGTCCAAAAGGGTGTAGGTACTTACGAAGAGTTCGCAAAGGTCTTTGGCCGAATCGTGCCCGCAGCTACGAGGTCCGGTCAGAGCTTCGAAACTGTAGCAGCGATGTTGGCGTTCATGACCCGTAACGGTCAGAGTGCTGCACAAGCTTCTACAGCTGCCGCTCGTGCACTTGAACTCTTTACACACCCTAAGGCAGTAGACAATCTTGCCAAGCTTGGTGTTAAGGTCAAGGACGCTAAGGGTAACTTCCTCCCCTTGATCGACATCCTGAAGGACCTTCGCACCGAGCTGAACAAGATGCCTCCTGCAGACCGCGTTGCTACCATCGTGGACGTCTTTAGGGGTTCAGGCTTTAACATTCAGGCCCGACGATTCCTAGAACAAGTTGTACTGCGTCCGGGTGAGCTGGAGGACTTCGAACAGCTTCTCGGAGAGATGACGAACTCCACTGGACAGTTCGGTGAAAAGTATGCAGAGATGGCTGACACGGCAGCTGCTAAGACACAGCTGCTTGCCAACAGATGGGCTGTGCTCCGCGTCGGAATTGGCGAGGCAGCAACACCGGTGCTGCTTAAGCTAGTCGACTTCCTAGGCAAGATTGTTGAGTGGTTCAACAAGCTTAGCCCGAGGGTCAAGAACATCATTACGCAATTCGGTGTTTGGACAACGGTCGGCCTTATCCTTGGCGGTGTACTACTAGCTACTGTCGGCTTCCTCGCAGCACTAACTGCGGCCTTTGTAGTTGCTGGTGCAGAGATCCTGGTAGTGATCGGGGTTATCACAGGACTAATCTCGATCCTTGCAGGTGCCGGTACTGCCATCTACGTCTTGTGGCAGAAGAGCTCCAGATTCAGGCAGCTTGCAGAGAATCTGAAGGGTTCCTTCCTAGAGCTTTGGCACGACGTAGTAGTTCCGTTCTTCCAGGCTGTCGGGAAGGCTTGGAATGAGCACATGCAGCCTGCCCTGAATAAGCTTTGGGATGTGATAACTCAGCGAATCATTCCAGTGTTCAACAGCTGGGTTTCAGTCTTCCGTGAGCAGGCGCTTCCGGCAATCAAGGAAGTTGCTCACCACGTCTCGGAGTTCTTAGCAGGAGCCTTCCGACTTGTAGCGGATCTGATCCAAAAGCTTCTTGTTCCTGCTATCGAACGAGCTACCAAGTTCTACTTCGATCACAAGACTGAGATCGACAAGGTAGTAGGGTTCCTGATCATTCTAGGCAAGCACCTGTTGATCGTGGGCGCGTTCTTTGCAGCTGTATTCGGTGGCACTGTAGCTATCACAGTCATTGGCTCGCTGGTCCTGTTCATCAACATGGTACTCTTTGCTGTAGGAGCCATACTGCAGCTCATCAGCTGGGTCAAGTCCTTGTGGAACTGGTTCAAGAGCATTCCGGGTGTCATTCAAGTCGCTGTCGCAGGCTTCTTGGCCTGGGTGAGCGTCATCAGAGGTTTCCTGAACGAAATTCCTGCACGACTCGCTGCGTTCTTCGCCAACGCGGGCACCTGGCTGTACAACGCTGGCCGCAACCTGATACAAGGGTTCATCAACGGCATCGGGTCAATGTTTAACTCGCTTAGGGACAAAGCCGAAAGCGCTGCACGTATCGTAACCAACTTCCTTCACGTTAGCAGTCCTGCCAAGATGGGGCCCCTTTCAGGTACTGGTGATCCTTACCTTATGGGTAAGAGAGTCACAAAGTTGTTCGCAGAAGGTCTCGCGTCTGGTAGTGCAGGCATTGGCCCAGCTTCGTCTAGGTTGGCATTGGCAGGTACCCAAGGCGGTGTGGGGGTTGGGTCGAATGCGACGGCATCGAAGATCGTGAATCAAACGTTTAACATTACCACACAGGAGATCGACCCTCAGTACCATTCAGCCCAACTTGGTTGGCGCATAGAGAATAGGATGGGCTGATGTCGCTGACTGAGAGCTTTACGTTTAAGTTGGGAGATAGCGGTATAGTTCTCAATACGGATTCGATCGGTCTTCCTTTCTTCGACATAAATAGGGTCACAGGCCTCTCTAATGCACCCTATCGTGAAACTGAACGTGACCACGAAGGACAGGATGGCGGCTTCATCGACGCTGAGTTCGAGAAGGGTCGACACATAGTCATCGAAGGCACTGCTTACGCTGACGCTTTGACTATGGAGTCGTATCTCGACACGCTCAAGGCGAACTATGCGCCTTCCACTAGTCTTGTCCCGTTGTACTTTCTAGCGCCAGGACGTCCGGAGCGTCTACTGTTCGTTAAGCCCTTGGGCGTCAGCTACGACTGGGATATGTTCAGACGCATAGGAACTGCAAACGCTCAGATCAGGATGTTTGCAGAGGACCCTCGGATTTATGATTCAACCGAACAGAGCTATACGACAAACTTGACTGATGTGGTAACGAGCGGCTTCGGGTTCAGTTTGGGCTTCAGTTTTGGTTTTGGCACGACAACAGCTGTCCAAAACGGAATTACAGTAACAAATAGCGGTAACCGCTCCACGCCGGCCACGTTTACAATAACAGGCCCTGTGACTGACCCGCAGATAGTTAATGACGCAACTGGGCAACGTCTCAAGTTCAGCAGCATAACACTTACTGCACTCGAGACGCTAGTCGTCAATACTTACTATCGTACAGCTAGACTCAATGGCACGTCGAATAGGCGCAACAACTTGGTACAAGCGGACTGGTTCAACTTGGAGCCTGGTGAGACGTCTATTCGCTTCCAGGCTGCCTCTTCAGATCCGTCAGCAACTTTGAACATCAAGTTCCGTAACGCTTGGCGCTGAGGAAGGATGTGACTAAATGACCGAGCAAAACCCTCCCGGCTTTCTTCAGAACGCTGGCGCTACGCATACTGCTGCACAGCTTCGCGGATACATAGCAGCTCTGACTGCTGCTCGTAACTCGGCTAGCAACTTGCGTCCTAAGGGTGGTGTGCATCCGAGACGTGGTGGACAATTCACAGTTAGCGAAACAGGCTCACCAAGCATGGCAGTTGAAGTACAGTCTGGTTGGGCTCTCGTTCCGGGCAGTGAAAGTTCCACTCAGGCTGGGTATTGGGTTTTCAACGACAGTACCATTACCGAGTCAGTTGATACCTCGCATGGGTCGCTGCCGAGGATTGACATTGCAGTTTTGCAGGTTCGCGACGCGTTTTACTCAGGAGCCAGTAATGACTGGTTTATTGATGTTGTAACAGGTACGCCCGCTTCGTCACCTGTAGCACCTACAGCGCCAGCGAACTCATTGATCCTGGCTGAGATTCTTGTTCCTGCTGCGAGTTCGACGGTCGTCAATGCCAACATTACCGACAAGCGCGATTACCTAGCGAGCACTGGCGGTATACAGTTTGGTACGAATGCCGTCATTGGCGCTTATGATCTTGCGCTGTTTCCTGAGGGTCAGCTGTTCTATGCTGAAGACGCAACTTCCGATGCGTTGACAATTAAAGATACGCCTACTACACGTGTACCGGTTTGGTACGGTGACATTGGACGTTCCGTCTACAAGTACAAGACTGCTGACGAGACAGTAAACAACGTAGGTACTCCGCAAGATGATAACCACCTATTCTGGTCGGTTGTAGCTAACGCTGTCTACTCCGTAGAGCTTTGGCTGCACTGGGTAGGCGTTAACACCACAGCGGACTTCCTGACTGACTGGTCGGGTCCGGCTGGTGCTCAGATGGTCAGCTCGTTTTTTGCACAACCAAATGCCGCTTCGGCTAGTGCAGGAGACCTCGATACTGGGGTCGCAGTTTTGGCTGCTATCGGAGCAGATCACTCCCGAGGTACAATCAGTGGTTCGTTGTCTGGTTGGCACGTTGGTACGATTACAACGAGCAGTACACCAGGAACTGCGACTTTCAGGTGGAGCCAGAATACTGCAGGTGCTACCAACTTGGTGCTCAAGCAGTATTCGTGGGGCAGACTCACGAGGATGGCATAATGACTTCCTACCGTTACGTCTTCGGTGAGCTCCTCACCGGCAAGGTTATTGGTGAGGTGCCGCTGTATGGCGTGAACGCGATGAGTCGCCTGAACGATGCGGGAGAGCTACGAGGATCCGTCAACTTTGACCAGACAGGTCAGGACAACCAGGATCTCGCATCTATGTTCATACCGGGTCGTTCCTTTGTAGTGATGGAACGTGAAGACTTTCCAGTTTGGGGTGGCATCGTATGGTCTAGGACTTACCAGAGTCAAGCTAAGGTGTGTCAGATGTACTGTCGAAGTTGGGAGGCGTTTCCTGGAAAGCAGAGGATGCCAACCTTTGTTAGGCTAGCTACAGAGCAGGTAAACATCTTCCGTGATCTGTGGAACACGATGCAGGCAGATCCTCAGCGCGACATAGGCGTTGTTGTGCCTCCAAGCTTTCCAACGGTGTTAGCAAAGTCAGTGTCAGTTGATAGCTTTGATGACAAGTACTACGGCGACGTCATGAGCGAGCTAGCTGATGCTGATAATGGCTTCGACTGGACAATTGACACCTCCAAAGTTGAGGGTGCCTACGTTAAAACGTTGCGTATTGGATACCCCACTCTGGGCTCGCCCTTTGGCAGCAGCTCCGTTACATTCGAGTACCCTGGACCAATTCTGAACTACTACGAGACTGCCTCGATCAGTAGCTCTGGTACACACATACGTGGCATTGGGGGTGGCGAAGGTAGCAGTATGCTGATCAGTGACGTGGTCCATACTGGCCTGCTAGCGAATGGCTGGCTGAGATACGATGTTAGTGTGCCCTTAAAGTTCCTTGACAACCAGGCCATCCTAAACGGCGTCACTGCGCAACAGGCAGCTGTTCGTAAGGCGCCTACAGTGGTGATCAAAGCACAGGTCAAAGGCAACCTTGATCCAGTGTTCGGCTCGTATAGCCTAGGAGACGGTTGCGAAGTTAAGATCACAGATCCGATGCACCCTGGTGGGATGTCTGTACAGACACGTCTTACACAGTGGGTTCTGCGTCCACAAAACGACGAGCAGACAGAAGAAGTCGACCTCGTCTTTGAAGGTGAGGACTTGTGACTGGTAAGTACCGTCAAGAGCCGAAGGCTGTCGACGAATGGATGCGCTGGTTTGACGGACGCCTTAAGGCACTAGAAACCGCAAAGCGTGCAGGACTCACTGCTGTAGATACAGGCTCTCTCGTTATCGGTGGTAATGGTGGTTTTACGGTTATGACGTCAGGTGAGGGTATTCCTGACCACCTGACGAACTACTACAGCTTCTTCGGCTGGACAGTTGTTAACGGTGTCATTCAGAAGCGAGACGACAACAACTACACCTTTGCCATACTAATCATTCTGCCTGACTCACCGAACCCTGTTAATGCGTATGGTGCGGTTAGGAATGGCGACGTCAAGGAAGCATTCCTGATAACTTGCAGCAATGAGGGAACTCCGCTGTTTTGGGTGGGCGCCACGCAGAGTGCTGACATACGGTTCGGTAGCTTCTTCGGTGAAGTTAGTGTACTGCACTCCAATTCGAAGACATATCTCAGCGACACGCTTCTTCCCGTTCGTAATGTTACTAACGTCCAGGAGGCTGTATGTAATGCACAACTGACGCTGAGCACCTCACAGCAGAACGTGTCCGGCTGTCTCATTACTGCTACCACTGTCAAGGCGAACGCTATTGCTGAAGTGACAGGCACTTTTGACTTCCAGGAAACTGTTGCTGGAACGACTGTGTGTCAAGGTGGCCTCGTAGTTGACGGTGGTGCGGCTGAGGCTAAGTTGGCTTTGCTGGGCGTAGCAGCTACGACTGATCGAGGTACCGTTAGTCAGACTTGGCAGATTCTTCTGGCGACTGCTGGAGTTCATACACTTCAACTTGTCGCCTTACGAACAGCAGCTGCTGGAACACAAGTAGCTAACGCCACCCACACCAATATCACGGCAAAAGTACTCGAGCTGTAAGAGGAGGCGGTATGACATTAGCGCCCCCGATGCTAATGGAAGCTCGTGCGATAATGATCGACGAGCTGAACATGGATCCAGGTCCTAAGCCGGAGGACCTCGAACCGAATGAGGTCGGTATCGTTGCCGACGAGAACCACATTGGTGGGTATCACTGTGGCTCTGACAGAGTGCGACGTGATGCAAATGGCACCATTACCGACTACTCTGTCATAGAGTCAATGAGGGACAGAACTGGGCTGTCCATCTACGCTGCAGGAATCGATGTCGGTTGGTTTCAGCACGTCATCAACGGCAAGACACATAACATGCACACGTTCAACGCCTGGCTTGTGGGTGAGTGCCAGAGGGGTGCTGCTGACACTCGTGACATTCGTGAGGTCATCTACACGCTCGACGGTGTGACGGTTAAGCGCTGGGACCGTCTCGGTCGTCGTACTACGGGTGACAAGTCACATCTAGGGCATACGCACATGAGCGAGTTCAGAGATGCTCGCGGACGGAACATGCCGAGGCTGTTCCGTAGGTATCTAGACGCGATCGGACTGGGAGATATGAACCAAGACGACAAACTCGAGCCGGAGTACAACACTGGTAGCACAACTCGCACGGTCGGCAACGTTCTTGCTGACGTAGAGAATCTACGCAACTGGATCGTCTCACTGCCAGGGACGTCGACGCTGGGTACGCCTCCGCCTGGTTCAGTAGGCGCTATTCTGCTAGAGGCCGCAAACAAGGTTGTAGGAGCACAACCACCTGCACCGATCGATCCACTGGTCGTATATGATGCCATCAAGGTAGCGCTAAGCGACGCAACGGTCCTCGCCGGATTGGCTAAGGCCATCAACGACGATCATGCGCGTAGAATGATGGAGTGAGCCATGACCAAGCGTTACTGGGAGACGTCCGACTTTTGGAAGGACTCCGGCGAGAAGGCTGTCACTTCGTTCATTCAGGGTGCGTTCGGTCTTCTGATCGTCGACGGCCTAACCGGTCCTACTATCGACATGGCAAACCTCAAAACCTGTGCACTCACTGGACTGACTATGGCTATCATCTCTCTGGCTAAGTCCTTCGTCGGGTCGAGAGTGGCTCCGAACTCGACTACACCAACTAGCTTCCTGTAGGAGGCGCGATGACTGCTTGGCGCGACTTCGTTATAAACCAGGGAGTGACCTTCGAAGAGGTGTTCACTGTCTACGACAAGGCAACGGGCTTGCCAAGAGTCCTAACTGGCTATACGGCTCGTATGCAGGCGCGCTTGACAGTCGATGCAGTCACTCCCCTATTCAACATCGTTCCAACAATCGATGGTCCCAATGGCATAATCACGATTACCATTCCAAAGGCGACTACCCTAGGCTTTACATGGAAGCAAGGTAGGTACGACTTGGAGATCGACAACACTGTAAAAGCAGAGCGTATCCTACAAGGCTACATTTCAGTAAGCCGAGAGGTGACACATGACTGACGAACGTACCATCTTTAGCGGCATAGGAGCTCTAGACTGTGTCGACCAGGCAGGAGTCGCCGATCAGGCAGAGGTTCGCATGGACAGCCCAGGAGGTGTCGAGCTTGACGTGGTAGGCACCACTCACATCCCACAAGATCCGCCGTTCACTGGCAGCGTCCTCATTCAGCTGTTCGACAAGGATGGCAACCTCAAGGACGAACGTCGTGGTGGGAACCTGATTACAGATGCAGGCGACCTCTACTACGCAGGTATGGCCATCGCGCTGGTTACACCAGCAGCTCCTGCGCAGCCTACCAAGATGACTGGTATGAAGCTTGGCACTGGTACTACTGCGGTAGCCAAGTCCGGAGCTGGTGCGGCACTCGTTACTTACATTACCGGCTCGAATAACCCATTCGATGCGACCTGGCCTGTTACGCAGAACCTAGGTGCAGGTTTGGGTGTCAACGGTCAGTACAAGACGACGTGGGCTGCAGGTGACGTTACCAACTCTGCGATCACTGAGGCAGTCATCGTCAATGATGCTGGCACTGATGCTACTACGACGGCTGCTAACACCGCACACCGAATCGTGTTTACGGCAATCAACAAGACGGCAACTGACTCACTGGTAATTACTTGGAACGCAAAGTTTTTGGGTGTGTGATCCATGTGAACGAAGAACAGCAGTTGGCCTACATTGCAGGCTTCTTCGACGGAGAGGGCTGTATTTCTATCGAAAATGGTGCCCGTGGTATGATTCTCCGTTGCATTACCTGCCAAAAGTTTGATGACAGACCCCTCGAGCTGATGGAGGATGTTTTTGGCGGCGGATGTCATACACACAAGTCCAGTGGCGTTCGAAAGCACGTAGTCATTGGGCGTAAAGCAGTAGCGATGCTAGAACGCTTAATGCCCCTTCTTTTAGTCAAGAGACGTCAAGCTGAGATCGCAGTCATGATGTTCGAGATGTCAAAGGAAGAAAGACTCGAAGCTGTCGAACAACTTCAGGTCCTCAAGAAGTCAAAGTTCCTTGGTGTGTAAGGAGAGAGCGATGGCTATGGACTACTGGCGCGTAACTGTCACGGGCAACACTGGCGAGGTTGCAGACGTCGAGGTAACGTTGGACGGCGACTCAGTGTTTGGGCTGGTGCCTGAGAGCTTGCCGCACAACACTGTGATCGTCAAGCATCCGACTGGTACAGTGACCGGTCATGCTGCACGTACTGACGGTTCTGACGGTGAGCTGAAGTGCGTGATCGTAGCCAACGGTACCGAGCTCGCCAGCGATACTGCTACAGGACCCAGTGCAGTCGTAGACTGCTCCGCTACTCGCTAAGTGTAACCACCTCTGGGGAGAGGAAATGAAATGCCAGAATGTGGAGAAACTGCAGCACAGTGGGCACCAACTGCTGGCTCGTCAGTGTGGTCGGGAACTCTCGGCAGCAATAACTTCTACCTCATCCTGTCGTCAGCTTCAGGTGCACCCTCAGGCGCTGTAGGTGCCGTAGGCATAGTGCCTGTCGTCGGAACGTGGGGTGTTGACACCAACGAGCTCGTAGTCTCACTGGCTGCTTTTGGTATCACCTACCTGATGAACGGTCCAGGGGAATGCGACGAGTCAGGTAACGTAGTGTCCATGACCGGTACTGCAACTGATGCCCTATTCCACGCCAACGCTGTTTCGCTGACTAGAGTCGTCTAGGAAGGCCGTGATGCCACTCACTACGGATGACTTCGTTCAGCAAAGTGGTGGTACATTCAACGGTACTTCAGGTAATGCTACGTTGCCACTTGCTACTACTGCTGGCAACATCATTATTCTCGTTCTAGCCCAAAGCAACAACATTGTCGACCCTGCAGGTTTCACGCTCATCAAGAAGAACTCACTGGTAGCACCTGTTGGTGGTATGTACTGGAAAGTAAGCACAGGTGAGTCATCCTGGGCGATTGCACCAAGTGCATCTGCGGTGGTAGACTGGATCGTGTATGAAATGCAGAACCTAGATGCTAGTAACCCAGTAGACATGATCATATCGGGGTCCGTGTCTACTGGGACTACCGCATCGCTGTCTACAGGTACAACCCCCGTTTCAGGTACGTACGACGGGCTCATCTTGGCCATGCATGCCTGCCTGGACACGACGTCTACTACTCCAGGGACGTGGTCCAACCACAACAACGGGTTCACGGAAGTGAACGAAATTGGTGGTGCGGACGCTACTAGAAGCCTTGGCCTATCTGTGTCTAGGGTAGTTCCGGCGTTGTCCCTCGCGACATGGTCCTGTACCGCAGATAAGACAGCACCTGTTGGGCAGTCCAGTATGGCTACTGTCGTAGTCCTTACAGCTGCCAACGCAAAGCGTGCTGCAGACCTACTGTTCTGCACAGGGTTCGAGTTCAACACAACAGTTGGCTTGGCCGTTGGTAATGGCGGTAGCCGAGTCTTTGACACTATAACTGGAACTCCAACGATCGGATCTACAGGTCCTCGCTCTGGGACCTACTACGCAGAACTGTCTTCAACAGCAGCGGCAGAGAATATCTTCCTGTCTATCTCTAACGGTGTCCTGTCGTTGATCCCAGTCGGCGCCCAGGTAGGCCGATTCTCGTTCCGATCACCAGGCGGGCTACCAGCAGGAGATACAATCCTGTACACGGTCGAGCACTCGACCGTCGGTGGTCAATCAACGGTCATTCGATACGTGTCCGCTTCGCAGAAGATCGGCGTCAAGGTCGGCTCGGGTACCGAAGTGCTGTCTGATGCAGCGATTAGTGCTGACACTTGGATCTCGATCGACTACCGAGTGGACGCTCGAACGGCTAACTTCACTTGTGACTGGCAAGTCACCTACTCTGACGGCACAAATCCTGTTCCGCAAACGCAAGCGACTATGGCTAGCGGCACTGCCAACATCCAGCACGGTGCACGATTGGGCTGGACCGATGCAGTGACTCGGACCATCCAGTTCGACGACTGGGTCGTATCAGGAGTTCTAGGTCACTACCCACTGGGCAACTACAAGGTCCTACTGGTTAAAGTGGACACGTCAGCTGCCTTTACGGTCAATGGCGTAACGA